TGATTTTGATACTACTGGAATGGTAGATTACTTGAACGCAAACGCAGATTTGCTTTTATCAAAAATCGTTATAGACACTATTGAAAGTTCTACTTACAAAGTTGTCCCTAACATAAAGTTTGGCGAACTAATCCCTGTATATGAAACAGGTGCGATTGACGACATCGCTTTTCCAGGTAATTCTTGTTCCTTCACAGGCGGAACGATTGAATTGACTGAAAGAGAATTAAAGGTATGCCAATACAACATACAAAAGAACTGGTGTGATGATGAATTGAATAGAACAATTATGTCTATTAGATTATCACCAGGTTCTTACCCACCTAACTTGGCTCCTTCAGTTGAAGAAGCGTTTATGAATGATATTGCGAAGAAAGCATCGGTTTATGCTTCAAGAAAGTTTTGGAACGCTGAAACGGCTACTGATGGTTGTTCTGGTGTGATAGAGCAGTTGGAAAGCGCACCTTTCACAGCAGAAACAATCAACAAAACATATACTGCGATGACTATAAATAATGCGGTTTCCGTAGCAGATGCCTACATATTGGCACTTCCTGCTCCGTTAAAAGTCATCAATACTATTATGGCGTTGAACCACAACGATTTCCAAGCACTTCAGTTGGCTTTAAGAAACCAAAACTTATTCAACTTTAACCCAATTACTTTGGCGAACGGACAAATGGCAATCCAAATCCCATTCACAAATGTAATCGCTATTTCTTGTGAAATCGCTGCTGGTTATATGGTTTTGACTAACGCTGAAAACTTGATGATGGGAACTGACTTGTTGAGCGACATTTCTTCACCTATTTCTTGGTATTCTTTGGATTTCCAACAAACAAGATTAAAGTTGGCTATGAAGATTGGTTCTGCTGTAGGTATTCCTTCACAGGTAGTTTTCGCAAAATAATTAAATAATCACATTCCTAATGGTTTATAGTCCTACGGGGCTATAAACCAAATAAGGAAGATAAAAAAATAACAAAAAATATAATAACATAAAATTATGGCTTCTAATTGTATTATCACAAGCGGATTAGCACTTGCTAGTTGTGTAAATAATGTTCCTGGTATTGACGAATTATTCGTTTTAACATCTACAGGAACTTCTACAGACGCACAATTCGCTTCAATCACTTACGACCCTGATGGGTATATCACATCATTTTCAGCTGCTACTACAGGTTTAACTTTCCAACAAATAGATTTAGTTAGAAATAGTAGTGCTGCGTTGAATGAAGAAACATCAATCAACTTACCATCACTAGGTTTCACATTCCTTACTAAACTTTTATTCACAATTCCTGGTTATTCACAGGAAAACACAAACCTTTACCAACAAATCGTAAAGAACACACAATCTTACTTCATCGTAAAGTTGAAGACAGGTAAGTTTTTCTTGGCGGGTGCTGATGTAAATGGTGGTGGTGGAATGTATGTTGAAACAGCAGGTATTGTTTCTGGTTCATTACCAGGGGACGACCAGTTGTATTCAATCGGTTTAACTTCACAAAGTTCAATCAGCGTTCCTGAAATGTTAGTATCTACTACCTTGTCTGCTTTCGTAGCAGGTTCAGGTTTCGGTTTATACTACAACAACTAATTAAAAAAATACTTTTTAATGGGGGGTAAAAACCCCCATTTTTTTAAGCCAATTATGTTGGAAGTAATCAAAGATATTAGGGTTAGAAAGGACAACACTTATGTCCCAATAACACGATATATTTTAACAAACTTGCGACTTGATTTACATAGTGAAATAATTACAATAAAGGTTCTATTCTACAGGAATGATGACCTAATATTTACCAAGTTATTTAATATGGGTAAATGTGGTGATACGAATGTGAATGACCTAATCAAACAGGTTCATCAACAAATACAAAATGAAGGTTAAATCATTACTTACCCAATACTTCCAAGGCGAACAAGTGTATAATTACGGGGGACAAATCCCACCAATTTTATTTCCTGACCCATCACCAAGTCCAATTCCACCTACGCCAACGCCTACGCCTACCAACACTACTACACCAACGCCGACGCCTTCTATTACCCCTTCAATCACACCAACGATTACCAACACACCTACTAATACAAAAACGCCTACACCGACAAGAACTTCAACTGCGACACCAACACCAACGAATACCCCAAGTCAAACGCCAGCGGGATTTGACCCTGATGCCGCTGCTTACTTATCTGCCGTTGTTGCTGCGGGTGGTGCTGTTTCATCACCGATGTCTGCGGCAACAAATAATATGTTCTTGGCGTTAAAGTCAAATGGACTTTATACAAGAATAGACGCTATGTATCCAGTTCTAGGTGGCACGGCAGCATCACACAAGTTTAATGCTATAAATCCATTAGATACTGATGCCGCATTTAGATTGACTTTTAATGGTGTTTGGACGCATAACGCATCTGGTATGATAAATAATGGTGGTCCAGGAACATACGCAGAAACTTATTATGACGCATCTTTAGTTGTTCCAACAGCTGCAGACCAATCTGTATCAATTTATACAACAACATTAAGCAATAAAGGAGTTCAAGATATAGGTTCAACAAATACAACAGCAGGAACTATTGAGGTTGGTATTTATACATCATTTAGTAGCGTTCAATTTATATCAAATGTTAAATCGGCTGCATCATCGTATCGTTCATATAATCAACCTTCAGCAGCAGGTATTGGATACTTTATCGCAACATCAACAGGAACAGATGTTTTGGGAACTAAAGATGGTGTGTTAGTTGTTAATAATACACAAATACCAGATTTCACAAACAAAACACATTACATAGGTAATAGTAATGGAAATCTTGGTATTGGTAATCCATCAAATATAATATTCGCTCATTTTGGAAGACAATTTAGTTCAGGTGAAATGACTACATTATCAAGTATAATCAACGCATTCCAAACCGCATTAGGAAGAAACACATATTAAAATATGATATACATAGAACAAAACGCAGTCAATAACATCTTCGTAAATGTATCCCAATACAAGACGGGGAACTTTGGTGCCAATCCAAAATACCTGTGGAGATTACAGAACGCTCAAGGTAGAAACATCGTAAGTTTCTACCCTGAAAACAGCACATCTACTTACCCAAGTGCTTATACTGGTCGTTATGATGTATTCACATTTAACACATTTAAGAACCAACCTGAAAACTATATTTATAGTGCGGGAACTGATTGTAATTTACACCTTGTAAATGAAAACCAATACTGGTTAGGGATTTATGAAATGCCACCTAATTCAACATCATTAAATCCTTCAGGTGAAAAGTTGTTAAATAGTTTGGCGTTTATATTCGTTCCTGTTGAAAACGAGTTTTATACAGGTAATACTGCGAACTTTGAGCCTAATAAAATCTACTATAAGAATGGTGATGGTATAACACCGACGCCATCAAACACGGCATCACCAACGCCGACGCCTTCTATCACCCCTTCCATTACCCCTTCAATCACACCTACAAATACGGGAACACCTACGCAGACGCCGACTTCCACTTTAACACCTACGCCTTCAATTACGGCTACTTCCACTTTAACACCTACACCTTCAATTACCCCAACAAATACGGGGACACCTACGCAGACACCGACTTCCACTTTAACGCCAACGCCTTCCATTACCCCAACGAACACAGGGACACCTACGCAGACACCGACTTCCACTTTAACGCCAACGCCTTCCATTACCCCAACGAATACAGGGACACCAACGCCAACGCCTTCCATTACCCCTTCAATCACACCAACGAACACACAAACGACTACGCCGACCCCGACAATTACGCCAAGTTCAACACAAATACCTATATTTGTTGCTGGCGGTGAAACGACAAATAAATTAGGTTATTCCAACGATGGTATAACTTGGTCGGCATCTACAAATGGTAATTCAATATTCGGGACTGGAGTTTTTGGTCTTGGTTGGAATGGTAGTAGATTTGTTGCTGGCGGTGTTGGAACAAATGTTTTAGGTTATTCCAACGATGGTTTAACTTGGTCGGCATCTACAAATGGTAATTCAATATTTAATAATTTTGTAAATGCTATTGCTTGGAATGGTTCATTATGGGTCGCTGGTTCAAGTCAGGGAACAAATAAATTAGCATATTCTACCGATGGTTTAACTTGGACTAATTCGTCAAATGGTAATACAATATTCACTTCTGGTGTTTATGGTATTGCTTGGAATGGTAGTAGATTTGTTGCTGGCGGTTATGGAACAAATAGATTAGGTTATTCCAACGATGGTATAACTTGGTCGGCATCTACAAATGGTAATTCATTTATCACATCACAAGGTAGAGATGTTGCTTGGAATGGTTCATTATGGGTTGCTGTCGGTCTAGGCGGGGATAGAATAGCAGTTTCCAACGATGGTATAACTTGGTCGGCATCTACAAATGGTAGTAGTATATTCAGTAGTAGTGTTGATTGTGTTGCTTGGAATGGTAGTAGATTTGTCGCTGGTGGAAGTGGAACAAATGTTTTAGGTTATTCCAACGATGGTTTAACTTGGACTGGTTCGTCAAATGGTAATACAATATTCGCAACAAGTGGAGCATCACCAACATCACATTCGGTTTCTTGGAATGGTAGTAAGTTTATAGTAGTGGGTAATACTTATGCTGGTCCTGGAGTATCAAATCCCCGTCCAGTAATAGCATATTCTACTGATGGTATTACTTGGAGCGCTTCAACAAATACAAGTGTAGCATTTGGTGTAAGTGATTTATATGCTTCAACATCTAAACCAGGCCCTAATCTTTACCCACCTAGATAATTAAACTACAAACAATAAAGGTATAACTTATATTTATAGAAATATGGAAAACATACAGAAACCAATAGAACCTAAAATCCATTCGTTTAATGTTGATTATCAAATCAACAGATTAGACACCCGTGAAAATAGGGAAGCAACCGAAAGAAGCAAGCCTTGGGTTATGTGGGGATTACGAAATGATTACCCACAATTTATCCTTCAAGTAAAAGAACATTCACCTACGATGTCGGTGGCTATTGATGCTAAAGTAAATATGACCTATGGCGATGGTGTTGAAATTGAAGATTTAGGAAATGTGTTGGTGAATAAATACGAAACGATTAGTGAATTATATTACAAAGTATTTTATGATATTTGGTTATTCGGTGGTTATAGTTTGGAAGTAATTAAAAGCCGTGATGGAAGTAGAATTGAAAGTATTTACCATATTCCATTCCAAGATGTTCGTGTTGGAAAACAAGATGTAGAAATACACAACAGGGAAAATGGTGTTTTTTATGTATGTGAAGATTGGCAGAACACACAACAAAAAAGATTAGTTGTAAAGTTCCAATCATTAAATATGGAAACCCGTGAAGGTCGTGAAATGGTATATTGGAAAGATTATACCCCAACGATGAATAGACACTACCCTTTAACACCATATCAATCGTCTATTGATAGTTGTGTATTGGAAGCAGAAATCTACCAATTCCACAAGACAAACTTGGCAGCATCACTTATGCCGAACTTATTTGTAAGTTTGATAGGAGACCCTACCCCTGAAGAACGACTTTCTACATACGAAGAATTGGTTAGGTCTTATCAAGGAAAGAACGGACAAAAACTTATGTTGGCGTTCAGTAATTCTGCTGATGAAAGACCTGTTATTGAACCAATCAGTAATACGGGTAATGATAGTTTCTATACCGAAATATTACAAATGTGCGTTCAGGCAATCCTTACAGGACAACAAGTCGCATCACCATTACTTCTTGGTATTTCAACCTTGAATAATTCAGCATTCAGTCAAAACGCAGAAGAAATAAATGTGGCTTGGAACTTGATGATGGAAACCACAATTAAGCCTATGGTTAGAAAAGCAAACGCATCTATTGAAAACATATTAGCGTTAAAATACGATAGACCAATTAAATTGATAAACAAGTTTAGAACACCTGAATTATGATATATTGGATAGACGAAAGTTATGTTCGTGATAATTTACCTGTAGAATATTCCCTTTTAAGTGGAAACATCTTACCTGCCTTACAACAGGCTCACTTCATCAACGCTCGTGATATATTGGGTGATAGATTGTTTGATAAGATAAATGAATTGATTTTAACAGGTGATATTGATGACCCCGCTAATGAAAGATTTAAGTTCTTATTGGATAATTACCTACAGAATGTAGTGTTATATTGGACGATGAACTATCTAACAATCAACCTATTAGCGAAATACGCAAACAGGGGCGTTCAATCACAACAAGGGGAGTTCAGTAATAATGTTGATTTATCTGTTTGGCGAACCTTGAAAAATGAGTTTCAAGATTTAGCAACTTATTATAGTCAAAGATGTAATGATTGGTTATACTGGAACCAAAACGATTATGTCCCATACTATACTTATATGCTTTCCAACGGATTACAACCAGCAAATCCCCGTGATAAGTTTAGAAATGGTGGTCTTGTTTTAGGAGCTCGTAGAAGGTTCAGCTATAACAATATGTGCTGCTACTAATAAAGTGTCTTAAACACCAAATAAAGTGTATCTACCGAAGTATAATAGGGGTGAAAGTATATCGGGTTATGTATCCCGTTGTTCCACTACTGCTGATATGGTTAGAAATGTAGGACAGATTGGGGTAAGACAATCCATTTGTAAAGAACACGCAGAACAAATGCGTCAAGCACTACGACAACCTTTTACTGAACCTGAACGAAAGTTGGGTCAAAAATAATTTAATTTTATTTTTTATTAGTTTGACTTTTGTTCCATCAGGAACTATTTATTGTATATGGGAAACAATAACACGAAGGAAGTGCGACCCGTTGCGGAACGCCACCTTCACGACAAACTTACCAACAAAGAATATCTTATCGTTAAACAACAAGAATGGCAAAGGGAATTATCCCTTGAAAAGTCCATAAACTTTTATCAAAACTTAAAGAAGTAAAATTATGGGAAGACCAGTATTATCACCGACACAAGTTCGTAGAATTAAAATGTTATTGGAAACGGGTGATTACACCCATCAACAAATCGCAGAAAAATACAAAGTATCACGAACACAGATTACCAAAATCAATATCGGGTTGAAGAACCCTATGGATAAAAACGGAAGGTGGGGAGATATAGAGCTCTAACCAAAAGTCCTAAAGGATTTATTATCATTTAACAATATAAATGATATTATTTTTTTTTCTTATGAAAAGAAAAATAATATCATATTGTATAATGTAAATAATAAACCTTTGGAAATCTAAAAAAAAAGTTTTAACTTTGACGATATGATAAAAGATTTTGAGAATAAGATGTTGAAATCCATTTTCAACAAACCCAGTATTCTAATCAAGAATATTGAATACATTACCCGTGATGAAATATTTGTTGAAAAGTATAACAAGTATATCCTTCAACACATTATAGAATATTACGGAAAGTATAATGAAGTCCCAAGTATAGATTTCGTTTGTGATATGATTATCAACGAAGGTGTAGCACCACAGATTACTAAAATCTGTATAGACCATTTGTTATTGGTAATTGACCCAATAGAACTTACTGAAGGTGAAATGAACTATTTGGAAGACAACCTAAAGAAAAGATTAAAGGACAATATTGTTTCCAAAACTGCGAACAAGATTGAAAAACTTTCAAGTGAAGAATTGGAAAAGGTGATTGTTGATGTGAATAATCTTCAACAAGAAAACCCGAACTACGAAACCATATTCCTTTGGGAAGAACTTGAAGAAGAAACAAGACAACCAATTCCAACCAAATTGGAATTGATTGATGAATACGGAATAGCAAAAGGTGAATTGGGATTGTTGTTGGCAGGAACAGGTGTGGGTAAATCCGTATTTCTAACCTATCTGGCAAATAATTTTATGTTGAATGGATACAAGACATTACACATAGTATTTGAGGGTCATAGAAACACTTATTTAAGAGCACACAGAACCAAACTTGGTAATCCTTCAACGGACGACTTACGAAGGGGAAAGACAATTTCCAACCTTCGTTTAGTCCAAATGAAATCAAATAACACAACAACCAAAGATATTGAAGCACTAATCAATAACACAATTCAAGATGGTTTTATTCCTGATGTGATTGTATTGGATTATGTGGATTGTTTGGTTGGGTCTAACAAGAAAGAAATATGGCAGAATGATATTTCAATCGTAAATGAATTGGAACACATCAGTCAAAAGTATAACATCGCATTATGGTCTGCGGTTCAAGCAAACAGAAGTGGAATAAACAAAGAACTATCAATAGAAAATATTTCAGGGTCAATATCCAAAGCACAGAAAGCATCATTTATCTTGGCTTTAACTAGAAGTCCCGAACAAGAAGAACAGAACCGAGCAACGATGTCTGTAATCAAAAACAGATTTGGTGTGAAAAGAAGTTCGTATAATTGTGTGTG